CGGGCTTGTCCCGAGGTTCACGATCTTTGTGCAATCTGATGCACTAAAGCTCGTGGCGTATGGCTTAAATGCCGTTGCGTCATAAGTTTTTAGTGAAACCCTAAGCACACATTACACTTCTATTTTCTCTTTGAGATCATCGAAGTGGGGTGAGGTAATGCAAAATAATTGCATGTACCCCGAAAGGGTGGTATTCGTAAAACCGTTCGTAAAGAGCTTTCCTCTCAAATTAGGACGGAAAGGTGCATTTGTAGGAGTGGAAACTCTCCGACTTGGGTTTACTCAAGGATGATGTACCGGACGAATACCGGGTAGTACATGTGGTTAGGGAGTAAATTACTTCTAGCCCCAATGAACTTTTTTGTTCGCCTTGTAAGGCGACCTGCAGCCCGTGTAACGATTTGATACCTCCGGGGTTTACCCACCTTCATCCATTATTTAATGGGAAGGCAGGAGGTTGATGCGTTATGCGGAAACTGAAGTTTAGTAATGTTTTCATTTTTGTCCCTAATCCGTCTTCGTCTAATGACATCCAGTACACTCTATGAGCAATTTGCTGGAAGAGAGAGAGGATGCCCCTCTTAGGCGGAGAATCTCCGGCTCTTAGTAGGTGGTAGACCTCACGGGATAGGCCACTATCAAAGATTATAATTAACATGAGAAATCCAAAAGACTTTCGTAATTTGGATGCTTATGCGTTATTTTCTGAGATTATGTCAAAGCAGAAATCATTATTAAATGGTCTGATCACTGTAAAAGGTGGTCAAGGACTAATTAAGTGGATTCTTTGAATTCACCGATTAGTCTTCGCAAAGGCTCCTTCGAAAAGTACTGTCAAAATATGCAGGCATTTCGCTAAAGAATGTTTTCATATTGCCAGATGTTCCGGTGTGGGACATCTAGTTAAATATCTAAAAACCTGTAGCGTTTTGTTACAACAATATGTAGCAAGGAATGATGCAACCACTCCATCTCGGAGGATTAGCAGTGTTGCAGTCTCTGTTACAAGAAGGGGACTTCCCCGTTTAATCCCTCATCAACAGAGGGTTTTAATTAGAAAAGGGAATACAAAATGTATTACCTTTTGGTTATCTCTATTTAACGTATATCGTTATTTAGATAGTCCTTATGGTCCTAATCAATATAAGACCATAACTGACGAAGGTAACGGTTGAACCGTTACCCCAGAGGTTAATAAATATATACACCACTTCTGGAGACACTTAGAAAACATCACTAAAGGTGCTTCTAATGTGAGCTTGCCAAAAGGAGAACCATTCTTAACCTCCAAAGTAACTGTATCTACTGGAACACAGGAACAGCTGATGGGAACATCTTTTCCAGCGGTGATTAGATCCGTTTGGGGCTGGCGTTCATTAGCCAAAATTTTATTAGAACCTAAGCGTTTTAGTAACTTCAAGGTTGTGAGTGCCCTTAATACAGTAGATACAGCACACTCGGTTAGGCTAGTGAAAGGTATGGTTTATTTTTTAAATCATGTATTTCCTGGTCTTCAACCTATATTATTTGGACTTAGGCCCGGAGGACTTCAAGCCAATAAACTTGTTGGACCTGGGCCCTTAGATTTTTCAAGTAATTACCAGGGTGTTAAATACGAAAGTCCAGGAATAGGTCCTTTCCCTCATAAGCGTGAGGGAGTACCTATTTTGGGACGATTGGTTGCTTTGCGGGAGGCCGCGGGGAAAATCCGAATCATTGCAATTGTGGATGCCATTACTCAATGACTTCTGAAACCTTTACATGTATGGCTGTTTAACATTTTAAAGTTTATTCCACAAGATGGAACCTTTGATCAAACCCGTCCTATCAAGATACTGAGGGATGGCTCTTTGAAATCACCTGACCACTTCATTGGGTCCTGTGACATGTCTGCAGCCACTGATCGTTTACCGATCATATTACAAAAGGCGATTCTAAGCTACCGTTTCGGTAAAGCTTTTTCGGATTCTTGAGCACAATTGTTAATTGATCGTGCCTATCACACTCTCAGCAACGAGCACCGGTATTCCGTGGGGCAACCCATGGGTGCTTTGTCAAGTTGAGCCATGTTAGCTGTGACGCACCATTTCTTGTGACAATGGGCCGCCTGGAGATCTGGAGAAATACCAGTCTTCAAATGATTTACAGATTATGCGGTTTTGGGTGATGATTCGGCTTCCCGTAATAGGAAGATTGTGGAAAGTTACCTTAACATATGTGCTGAGCTGGGTGTCGGAG